CCTCGTTTAAAGTATCAAGTTCTGGATAAATAGCTTTAGTCAAAGCATAGTATTTAGGTCGCGACTTATTAACGAATACATCATAGGCAAAAATGTACGGAATCCTAACTTGTAGTATTTCGCCACTCATCATTGATTTAACCGCCTCACCTTTTATCCCTACCACTTTTCTTAACGCATTAAGAAAGTTTAAATTTAAGCCATCCCAATCGCTAAAGAACTGCTTTTCGGTTACATAACCCAAATCGTATCCTAAGCCAATTGTACATCCGCTATCGCCACCTGCCCAAATAGGCTTTTGATAACGCTTCTCGTAAACGGCTCTGCCTCCAACCTCGTGCTTAATTATCATTTCAATTGCCTTCTTGGAGATCATATTACTTGATTTATAAAGTAAACTAATCCAATTACCCACAATACAAAACCAATTGCAAATGCTTTTTTTTCGTTGTTTTCCATTATTTACTGAATTTATCAATAGTTGTCAAACCTGCGAATGCCATAGTCATATAAAATACTAAATCCCCTAAATGGTCATCCTTGCTAATCATAAATGTTAAATAAAGACAAATAGCACCCATAAAAGCTAAAATCCTTTTGTGGCTCATAGCACCCACCTCATCGCTAAACATTGAAATAATAAACTTTTTCATATTAAAACTTTTTATAGTATCCGAAAGAATATCCGTTCATTGTTGCCGTTGCCGTATATAAGGTGTTTTTAGCCGTTTTAAGGGCAATTGAACCTCCTATCCCAATTTGTCCGTTTGAGTGTTTTAAATCGCCTATAAATCCCAAATAAAGCTGGTTCTTTGACTTTTGCTCTATTAATTTGGTAATTGTTATGGTTGGTAGGTTAAAATTCGCACTAAAACCCCTTCCTTGTATCTTATTTTGTGAGATTGTGTCTTGGATGTATGCGTACCCAATAGAATCTATGCGCATAGTATCGGAATAAACCTTTACTTGATTATAATCCTTTACGATTGTAATTGTGTCCTTGATTGTGTCTATTAAGTAAATAGTATCTAAAATGACAAAAGGGATTGATTTCCCTTTAATAAATTGAGTGAAAGTTTTCTGTTGGTAAACTGTGTCCGACTTAACTATCGGCTCTACTTTAGTATATCGAGCATCACTACCGATGAAAAAGATTAGAACCGCCACTAAAAGAACGATTACTACCTCTTTCATTACTTAAATCTTTTAGTAGCTTTAATGTAATATCTCGCAGCTAAAATACCAGAAACAATAGCAATCAAACTCGCTATTAAAGAAACTATCGGCTGCACATTTGCAACACTAATAAATGCGGATGTTCCGCTAACAATAGTTAATAAGTCCGATTGATTGCTATTATGTACCATTACGCTTCAGTTGATTCTTGTGGTGGATTTTGTTCTTGTGCAATTTTGCCCAAATAACCTAAAATTGGATTAGCAAACTTTGCTGGGATTTCCATTAAATAGGCTTCTAATTCCTTGATTTGCTCTGTCGTTAATTGTATCATAGTTTTAATTTTATATACAAATATAGTTAAATATTCAATTTAATTACGGATTTGTAAAAGGTAACGGAAGTATTACAATCGGTGGGTTAACTTGATTCTCTATTTGAGCATCTAAATTAAGGTCTAAAGCAGCAACATCTATTGAAGCATCCAACCAACCACAAACGATGTCATAGGTTAAGTCCTCGTAAGGGATAAAGTTAGTAACGTCATCTTTTGAAAAGGATTGAGTACCATAGACCATTGCTTGGTATTCTTTCTCGTTAATTGTTTCTTTTGCGAATCTCGACCAATGGCAAACGACTACAAAGTCTTTTAAATCACCATCTTGAGGAACGCAGTCTAATTGATTAATGTACCAGTATTTCATATTATTTGTTTTTTAATTGTTCTTGGTTTCCTACCCATTCTTTCTGGGTATTTGTATTTCCATATAAATCCATAGGCTTGTTTAAACTTACCTTGACAACATCTTATAATATTTGTTGAATGTTTACCAATTTCTTTAGTAGCATCAACAACCCCATCCCATTCTTTTATAAATTTACCTTGTAAATCGTATTGTAAAATAGGTAGTTTTTGATTATCACCCATTTTCTTTTTTGCAGATTCAGACATTTTTTTACCAATGGCAGCTTTAGATAACTTCATTCTTAATTCAGAATTTGAACTCATATTTAGTACCCCATCTCCGCCATCTGTTAAATTAACTAAACATCCGCTTTTTAAGTCAACTCTGCCATATAAGGCAATAAACTCTTTCTCTTTCTGTTTTGCTTGTTCTATTGTTAAATTATCTATTAATATTTCAACATCATATTTAGTAGACTTAACAATATTAGTCCAATGTTTATTTCTACAAGACCTTTTATAGGCTCTTTTATAATCATCATCTACATTACTAATACCTATGTAAAATGGTTGATTTTTATCAAGTCTAATATGTCTGTATAAATATGCCATTATTTGCTTTCCAAAGATACGATTCTTGCTTCTAAATCTTTGATAATTTGGGTTTGTTCTTGGATAGCTTTAACCATTATAGGTACTAATTTAGAGTAGTCTACTCCTTGCATTTGTTCGCCATCTTTTTCTCCATGTACTGCATAAGGCAATACTTTTTGTAATTCGTGAGCCATTACACCATAAGACCTTGAATTATCAGATTTCCATTCATAATCATAGGTTTTAATTGCAGATACTAAAGACAAGCCATCAAAATCTTTAAGGTCTTGTTTAAGTCTGTAATCAGATGATGTATTGTATGAAGTTGTGCTTCCTGTTGTAGTAATTGTTCCAACAGGGGTTGTACCATTCCAAAATCTAACTGCTTCTTTACCTGTTCCAGCATCAGTGTAAAATCCAGCAGCTAAATCAGAACGATAAACAATTAAATTTTGACCATTAAACCCATTTGTAGTTCCTATTAATACTTGACCACCCGATGTGATTCTCATTCGTTCTGTTGCATTTGTACCCATAATTATGTTTGCGTTCTCATAATTATACAAGTAAGCATCTACGTTACCGAAACTTCCTACTATAAATCCATCGCCATTACCTTGACCAGTATTAGCATTTTGAAAAGCCATTAAAGAATTACTGCCATAAACTGCTAATCTAAAATCACTACCTATTGTACTCGTTCCGATTCCAACGTTACCACCGCTTAATAAAATATTTCTACTTCCATCTGTACCTATTGTCAAATTATTGTCGCCAGTAAATCCAAAAAATGCCATTCTTGTTGATGCACTATCAGCAAATGTTATATAGTTTTGTGCAGTAAAAGCAGTCCTTCCGCTATCTTGCAATTGAAACAAACCTGCACCAGTTGCAATAGTTCCAGATATTTTTGAACCAGTACCTGCCGTTACACTACTTGAGAACGTAGCACTTGTACCACTTAAAGCACCAGTAAGCGTACCACCAGTTAATGGTAGGTAAGCACTAAGATTGCTTGTTAATGCTATTGTACCACTTGCTGCAGGATATGTGTAAGTTCTTGGTGTAATTTGAGGAAATAATAATTGATGTGCATAAGTGGTAGTTGTTCCACCAACAGTTACCCCTAAGCCTATTGTTAATCCATTTGCATTTCCGTTTAAAGAAGTTGAACCAGCAAGAAATGTAGTTACACCTGCTGTTAAAACAATCCCTCTTTCTGCGTATAATGCAGTACTAAAAAATTTTGTACCACTAAATGTTTGGCTTCCTTCAAGTAATGCTAAAGTACCAGTAATTGCTGGGAATGTGTATGCATTTGAACTTGCAGTTGGGAAATTTAAAGAATTTAATGCACCGCCACCATTATAAAATCCAAATCCATATTGACCACCTCCCTCTGTTGAGAATAAGGTAGTATAACCACTACTTGTTGAATAACTTGGTAAATTTTGTTTTAATCTTATAACATTATCAAAATTACTTAAAGCACTAAATGTCTTACTTCCGCTAAATGTCTGCGCTCCTTCTAAAAGTGCTAAAGTACCAGATAGGTCTGGCATTTGGTATGTCCTATTTGTACCTATTGTTATATTATCAACCCTAAATGAGAAAAATTTATACCTATTAGTACCGCTTGGAGCATCTTGCCAAAAACCATAACTTAAAATGTTATTACCAATTGCACTAAAAGTTGTATAGTTTGCACCACCACCTGATGCACCTGCTCTTTGCCTAAAAATTACAGAACCTCCAACCTCCTCAATACCTGCATCTAATTCTATTGCTTTGCCAAAAAAAAAGTTATTTGTAGTAATTGGATTATTACCCATGTTTAATCCAGTAGTTGCTCCTGTATAAGGAACGTATGAACTTAGATTACTTGTTAAAGCAAGAGTGCCTGTTGCATTAGGGAAAGTGTATGTATTGCTTGTTGATGGTGTAAAAATAAATTCATTATCATAAGGTGTTCCACCAATTAAACTACTAATTACTAAATTTCCAGTATCTGCAGATAATGATGTATATCCATTAGAGTAAGTAATAAATGAATTTTTTAATAAAATACCATTATCATTCTTTATAATTCCAGTAAATGTTTTATCACCTGTTATTGTTTGTGCAGTATCTAAAGTAACATAATTACCAGCAGGTTGCTTGTTATTAAACGTACTCCAATCCGTTGAACTTAACTTACCTGTATTTGTAGCCGAAGCAATAGGTAGGTTAAAAGTATGTGTATCACCACTTGAAGCAATGTTAAAGTTTGTTCCGCTTGTTCCTGTGGTTAAGTATTGTGATTGGTCGGTTAAGTTATTTAAAGAAGTCAAGCCATTTGAAAAAGTAGTAATAACTTGACAAAGTCTATTGTTTTCAGTATATAAAGTTACAGTCTTAGAAGCTACGTTTACAAATATTCTAATCGCTAATCTATCAGTAATAGCCATTGAAGATAAAGGCATAGCCACACTCGTAAAGTAAGCATCAACAGTTGTTGTGTTTGTTAATTGCTCTGGAGTAGCTACGTTGGTAGCTAATAAAGTAAAAGTTGAACCATCATATTTATAAATCTCTACATAAAATGAAGCCAAAGCACCACTTGATGCACTTACATTCATAAAGAACTCTACGTTCCAGTTACCACTCGGAATAGACACCACATCTGGGTCATTAGCATCCGTTATAAATTGAGCAATCAAACCATTAGCCGAAGCAGAAAAGTTAGTTCCAACACCTGTTATTGCGTTCTTACTCATTTGATAATAAGTAGAACCACCAAAAGTGCCTTGATTGACACTTCCGTTTAAATAATAAGAAACCGAACTACCACCACCTCCAGATGTAGGGAAATTTGCTAAAGTACCATCACCCCTTACATATTGATTTGCAGCACCATCTAAAGCGGTTATTACACCATCATTAGCCACTACTGGACCTTGTATATCCCTAATCTTTGCTTCGCCTGTTACTAAAATTTGACTCATTTATATCTATTTTAAACGTATTTTAAACTTGTTTTAATCTTAGAATTACCTAAAATTATATGACATAACTTAGTTTTATCTACATTTATTGAATATGCAGCTTCCTCTAAACCATTATAATAAATGCCAGTCATTTCATTTAAAATTAACTTTTTCTTTTTATCAGCACTTTTAATTCCATTTAATCTACCTACTCTTTTACCAACATTTGATATTGCAGTCCTTTGATTTTTATTATGAAACTTTAAACCATTTTTAAATGCGTGTTTAAGATTTTCACTATGTGTAGACCATTGTAAATTTAATAATGAATTATTTAGCTTATCCCCATCTAAATGGTTTACTGTCTTTTTTCCTTCATTATTTATTAAATATGTTTCTGCTACTAATCTATGAACCAATAAATATTTATAACCTTTATCATTAAATAATTGAACTTGACAATATCCATTACCAGTTTTTCTTGGTTTTAACCATTTCATACTTAAAAGGCTAAACACCTTACCATCAAGACTGACGTAGTAATTTGGATAATTTGTTATTTGCTTCATATAGTTTTTTTTATAATATCTATTGGAAAAGTCCACGAACATATTCCCCAGCTGCTAAAGGTCTACCAAAAGTAAGAACCCCTGTTGCACTCACAAATCTAACATCATTTCCAGTTGGAGTTCCTGTTGCTGAAATGTTTTGCGCATCCACACCACCTCTTGAAACGTAAAGACAAGAATAACCGATTGTGTCCGCAAAAGTAATTGATGTTTCGCCACCACTTGCCGTGTAACCTTTTGTCTTAACTGGGTTTGCACCTACGATAATTACACCGCTTGGGTCAACCTCTGTTCCTGTTGTATTGTAAGCACCTGTACCTTGTAAACTTACATTGTAAGTAGCCACATCATTTTGAGGTGCATTTATTGCTAAACTTGATATATTACAAACTCCGTTAATAATTGTTAAACCATCAGCTCCGTTATCCACTACGAACTTAATTTCTATTGGTGTTCTTGATAACTGCTTCTCAAGCATAAACAAATATGAAAAACCACTCAAAGTAATTAACCCATCACAAGTTACATTCCAAGTAGCTACATCGTTTTTATATTCTCTAAACCAAGCACTTGATTGGCTTGTTACCTCTTTTTGGTCTACGCTTACATCAAACGTACAACTTGTACTACAAGCAAATGCAACATCCACTTCTGGTTCTACATCTGTTCTATGCCAATAAAGCATAACATTATTTCCAATTACTGCTGCCATATTACAAATTTAATCAATTATCCGAATGTTTCTAATATTTCCCCTGCTCCGCTAATTCTATATGCTTGGAAATAAGTATCTGTAACCAAAACCTTCCACCAAATATTCGCACCATTAAATCCAACAATTAACAAATCACTTGTATAGAAGAAATCTCCAACTATTGGAACACCAGCTTGTTCTAAGTAAACTAAGTTACTTGTTAAAGGTGCAGCAATAGCAGCTTCTTTAGTTAAATAACCATTAGACCTTTGATGCCCAAATCCAGTTAATTCTCTTGATAGTGGGTTACTATCATAAACTGTGTTCATTGTTGTTTCTACGTTCTCTGGATTAATATCTAATAAAGTAGCCGTAATAACATCATTAGGTAAATCTATTGTTGAATTACCTATTATGTATTTTTTATCTGTAACACTTATTTGAACAGGGTCTAAGTCAGTTGCATTTATTCTCATTGCACCGCTTAATCTGCCATCTTCAGTTTCCATACCCATAAAAGAAGCATCCAAGTTTATAATGTTCTTATTAAAACAATTTGAATATTGTTGAACAATTAATTCGCTTAAACTTCTATATGTTTCATCTGGGTATTCTTGTCTATACCAATTTAATAACATACTACCATCTGGTTTGCTTATGTAACCTATGTAGTTATATTTAGCATTATTAATGTCATTGAATCCCATTGGTAAGTCTATATCTAAAACGTATTCTTCAACATTGTTTATATAACTTTCAGTTGTAACCTCTTTAAAGAAGCTATCTATTTTCATATTGAAGTTGCTTATTTCAGCTTGTTTAACAGTACTTTTCCATAAAGGTGCTGCAGTACTACACATTATAATTTCCATATATAATTGTCCAAAAATAGGACAAGGTGCAGTTTCTATCTTAAAATTTGTTACTGGAGAAGCACCCCAATAAGGAAAATAATAATAGGGGTCATTTGGGTTTACCGCAATAGACCAGTTTTTATCTTGGTTTAAAAAGTATGAATTACCACCAACAGGTTGCACTTGCAACTTTAAAATAAATAAAGCATCTGGTGTTCCAGATACAGTTCCTATTGTAGCAAAATCAAATGATAAATTTATTACTTCACTTGGATTTATGAAAGGTAAATTGTTAGCAGTTACAGATGAAAAGTGTGGATTTGCCGTTGGATAATCAATATACCAAGCATTGTATTTTTTTTCAGCTTGTGTTATAACATTTATTATCCCACCATTTCTATTTGCTATCCAAGAAAAAGCATTGCTTTCTGTTGGACTAACTACTGTGTATGTTTTAAGATTCCAGTTTGTTATGTAATTATTAGGGTATTCTACAACCTTATTAAATCTAACTTTATTGTAACCCTTTTTAATTAGCTTAAATTGGCTATTATCAACAAAGTATAAACCGCTTGTATTACTTGAAAACCCTTGTATTTCTCCTGTATCACTTATTATTGTGTCATCAAATATAGTACCATCACTATTGTAAATAGTTGCATAATAAGAATCTTGTGCAAATTGTGTTAAAGGAACAATGTAAAAGTTTCCTTTTGCTTGGAATAATCTTGAACCAAATGATTTTGTAATTCTTGTTAATACATCAAGACAATTTGTTGCTTCTTGATTACTATTTATAAATGTTGCATAGTTTATATAAGATTGAGCCAATCCGTCTGCAGCTGGGTCATCAGTTCTATTCTCCATATCTTCCGAATAAAAACTAACACCGCTAATAATCTTATAATCTAATGGATAGCCTATTTGTTGTAATGCAATTGATATAAAATCTTTTGCGCTTTCTACATATATTAATTCAGTTTCATCACTTAACGGCAATGGTATTGTTTCCAACATACCTAATCCATCAATAGCATTAAAGTATAAATCTTTGCGACCTGTAGAAAATACATACTGAACATTATCACTTAATACCCATCCTATAAAATCTACATTTTCGCCACTTAATAATTTGACAAAGTACTTTCTATCATCTAATGTAGTAAAGTCAGGCATATCATCTACATTATCAGTAACATCTATTGCCACGTTTAATTGACTAACATAAATAGGCTCAAAAGCATCATCGCTTCTTGGTATGTATTGTAATTGTAAACTTATACAAGGATATTCTATTATTTCGCCATCGTAACCATCCTCATAAATATTTAGTACACTTGTAACATCCGATTTAGTTGCTGCCGTGATTCTATATTTTATTTCGTATGCCATTAGTTTCCTCGTCTAATATTTAAGTTGTTGTTTGCTCTTTGAGTTGCTAAAACCAAATCACTACCTTTTAATAAAAATTCGCCTAAGAAATTACCACCACCCATTCCCATACCACCACCTACAGCTTCACCAATCGCACTTGTTCCACCTGTAATTGCACCTAAAATAGTTTTAAATAATAATGCTTGTGCAACCATTGAAATTAACTGAATTACTATTTGTTTAAATGCTGCTTCTAAAGCCTTACCAATATCTTCACCCATTACCATTGCTTGAACTACACTATCAAATGCAGGTGCAAGTAAACCAGTAATTGCTTGTGTTTGTTGTAATTGAAAGTTAAATAATTCTTGTGCTTTAGTTTGCTCGTTTATTTGACTTGTTAATTGAATCGCATCAAAACCACTTGTTCTACCACCCAATGGCGCATTTCCTGTTGGTGCTTTAAATGATGGCGCTGGTCCTCTTTGTCTTAATACAATATCAGTTGCTCCTTCACCTAAAGGTCTTGCTTGTAATCCATCTTGTAATGCCTTCTTTTGTTCCTTAATTGCTTTTGTTGATAAGTTTGTTGAATCGTTAAACTTAATTTGTTCACTAATTACTTTAGAATATTGACTATCTAATAATTGTAAGTTACCATCAACTTCTTTTATAGCTTCTTCGTTTTGTAATAATGCTTTATTTGTAATTTGAGTAGTGTAATCAAAAACAGTCATAACACTACCAGCATTTTTTACTGCCGATTTGAATAATTGCCAAGTTGCTGTTGCATTACTAACATTATCTCGCATTTCCTTTAGATTGCTTATTTGCAACCTTGCTTTTTTTGCTTCTTCTTCCGCTATCAATGTAGCGAAAGCCTGTGCCATTGCTTTCCTTCTTAATGCTGCAGTAATTTCATCTACAACAAGACTTAAAGCCTTGCCGTCTGTTATATCTAACTTTTGTAATTCTAAATTACCTTTATATGTGTTTTTTAATTCATCTAATGCCGTTGTTCTTTCTTTTGTACTTCTTGTAACATCGCCTACAATACCAACTAAAACATTTAATTTAGTTGATTCCGCTTCTGCTTCTCCAACTCCTTTTGCAATAGCATCATTTAATTTTGTTTGTGTTTTTTCAGCTTCCGTTGTTTGTGATACAAATTCAGCTATTTTAGGACCAAATGCAACCAATATAGAAGAAAGTGCGCCTATAGCTAAACCAATACCTGCTGGACCCATTAAACCTTGTGCCATAGCTTTTAAAGCACCACCTGCACCACCAGCATCTTTACTTAATCTTTGGAATGATTCTAATAATGGGTTTATGTTATTCGCAACACCTATAAATCCATAAGGAGCATCTTGAGCAACTCTTGATAAGTTTGATAAAGCATTCGTTGACCTATCAGCTACATTTGGCAAAGTTTTAAACGCAGTACCTAATTTTGTTGTTGCGGTAACTGTTTCTTGTATATTTTGAACCGCTTGTTTATTGTCTGCGGTTATTGTGATTTTTAACGTTTCTTGTGCCATTTTATTATTTTACTCCATACAACTTTAATGTCCTTGCCAATTGCTCTTGTGTCAGTTTAGGCTTATCTTCTTCAACTTCATCACTTGGTAAAGGAAAGAAACTTTTAATGCTTTTAGGACTTTTATCGGTTGTATTAGCTTTGTATATCATATAGCTAATCATCCTTGTTCTTTCCCATTCCTTTATTTGTTTATTGTCGAAAGCCTTTTTATATAATAAAAATTCTCGCCACGTCAATTGCCAAAACTCGTTAATCGTTAAGCCAACTTCAATAGCGAGAATAATTATTGAGTCCCAACTATAAAACCCTAATTTTTTTTTTCTTCCGTGCCTTTATCTGGCTTTAAATCTGGAGTCATTGAGTCTTGCATATATCTCATAAACTCAACTAATTGTCCATCTTTTGCCGATAACCCACCAACTTGGTCTATCCATTCGCACACATCAAACTCATCAAAGTCAATAGGCTTTTTAAGGCTCTTGCATCCACTTTCTGCTGCGGCTTGTACGATATGAACGATTGTATCTAAGTCATAAACCCCTCCAGATAAAACCTCAATTAGCTGCATTAGATTTTTATTCTCTAATTCGCAAAACCTTTTCATAGCCCAAGTTCCCCACTTTAGGTGGATTGTGTTGTTGTTAGTCTTTAATTCGTACATAGTTTTTTATTTATTATGCTTGTTCAGTTTGTGCAATAGGAGGTACACTTACTACGAAAGTTGCAGTAAATTTAACATCATCTTTATCGTCAGCAGTTACACCGAAATCGCTAATAAATACTAAAGAACCAGCACCACCATAAGTGATATCACCTGCAGTTGGAGTTGCTTTACCCATCTTAATTGCGAATAAAGTTTTAGCAGCGTGAGCAGCATATAATTGTTGGTAGCTATCTTTAGAAGGAGTACCTGTTTCGTCAATCGCAAAACCTTCACACTCAAAAGATTGAGAGAAAGAAGGAGCTGGAGTGTACTCGTTGCCACACTTAGATGTTGCATCTATTGTGTCATTTGTTGATGTAAAAGAGTTGGTAGTCAAACAAGCAACAGGCTTGAATGTTCCATCATTGTTTATGTCAGCTAAAAGAATATAATCTCTTGCGCTTACTTTTGTTTCTGGCATTTTATTTAATTTTAAATTTGTGTTATTATAATGTTATAAGTTATCAATACTCTAAAAACGTTATCCAAAGGGTTTAAGCCATCTAAATTCCTAATACTCTCTACACTTAAACTTGATGCACTAAACCCATTTGATAAGGTTATTGTTGTATCCGAGTTTATATCTTCTAATATCAAATCGCTTATATCTTCAGCACGTTTATAACCAAAGTTAGCATTTTTTGTAATAATATCAACTGTGATTGAAATACTATTTGTATATCCTGCTTTGCCTTGGTCTTGAGTTGATGTCCTACCTGTCATTACAATATACTCATTACCTGCACCTTCTGGAGCAAAACCATCGTAAACGACTAATCCACTCGCACTTGTCAAGTTAGTATAAAACCACTTTTTTATTTCTATATTAGGATTTAACATCTAACAATTTTTTTAGTCTTTGTATTAATTTTGGCTTTTCCGTTTCATACGAAGGTATTAAAAAAGGTTGAGGTCGCATCCCTTTTTGTAATATACTCCTTGCAATAACATAAGCTAATCCTCTATCATTTTTGCCATCCCCAATGCCTTTTCGCTTAACCCATAGAGTTAACGCATCAACAAAGTCCTTAAATTTACCACCTTTTTGACCTTTAAATTGTGCTGCATAAGATGTAAAGTCAGCTGGAACATTTACTTGTGGACCAGTACCAAATTCTACATATGCAGAATAAGATGCCTTAGCTTCTACTCCATAAGTTAAATTATTAATTGGGTCTAATGCTATTTGATTCCTTAATTGACCGAAATTGACAGGTGCAAGTCTTTTAGCATCGGTTAATATCTTTAAAGCGGAAGCGTTAATTTCATCGCCCACGTCTTGCTTTAATTTCCCATCAATGTTCTTTAAAGCATCTTGAATGTCTTTTAGTCCATTTAAGTTAACGCTAAATGCCATTACTTGTAAATTATTAACTCCAAGAACCTATTTTGGTTCTCTACGTTCTTAATGGAATGTATTGTAAATCTATCGCCCTCAACCTCTACTTCGTCTGAATCTGTTATAGTAGCACCATAACGAATATAAAGCCTATTTCTTTGGTCAAATTGCAATTCCGACTCTCCTACCTCACGAACTTGATTATCTGGTCTTAAATCACCCCAAACAGTGCTTTGTAGGGCAAATGTGGTTGTGTATCCACCTTGACCATCGCTTGTTCTTGTGGCAGCATAGATTTTGACCTCACGAGTCATCGTGTTGGCATCAACGTAGTTTGCTTTCGCTTTTCCTAACTTCATATTATAAAATTGGGCTTATTCTTGTCCATCTTTGACACGCTTTCCAAGACTTCTCACAAATACCAGAATCACCATCCAAGCCTCTATTCTCGTAATCGTAGCTAATTTGGTCTAATATGGCTAACTTAAGGTCTTTAGGAATAGTTGTATAACCAGCCTCATAAGTAGCCTTTAAGTTGGCATATCTTGGAGAAACTAATTTAGGGAACTCATTGCCTATCAATTGTAAGTTAGGTGGTGTAACCTCTAATCCGTTTTGCTCCATATCAAACAACTCAAATGTATCAATGTCAATCGGTCCGAAAGGAATATCAAAATTACCACTTACATTGTTGAAATAAGTAGTTATGTCTTTTGGTATTAAACTCAATCCTGTTGCCACTTCAATAGCTTCTCTTGCTTGTGTAATCATTAAGGTTATCAAGGTATCTTCAGCGGTTGTAGTAACACGGCAATACAATTTTGCTTCCGCTAAAGTAACTGGCTCAACTATTGGTGCGATAGGAACGGCACTAAAGTCATTAATATAATTAGAATAAGACATATCCTTTTTTTACAAAATTACTTAATTTATTCCAATAAAAAA